AAGTTATCAGAAATGTATCCCACCCCATAAGGGAAGGCATAATCTCCATCAACCGGTGTTGGGTCAACACTGCCACCGGGAGGGGACACAAGAAATATGCTTCCCTGCGTAGGAACCGCCATAGCAACCCTTGTGTCATCATAATACAGTTTCAGCTGATCGCCGATAACTTCAATGTGGGTTACACTAGCCATAGTTACACCTTAAGATTGTGTCGGGGCTGAGATAGTATTTCTCAGCCCCGACTAATTAGTTAAGAACGAACGATGTTATAAGACCACCAAGAAGCGGCAGTCAAAGTAATCGTCAGCACATCAGCGGCCCAAGCAACCGAGGTGATTCTCGTACCAATCTTATTCTCAATAAGCGTGTAAGCGGTACTTCCGCCATTGCGGAAGTTAACATACACAATGCCGTAACCTTCGGAAGCGCTAGCATTGCAGTTCACAAAGATTGTTGCGCTAGTGCCGACTTCAAGAGGAATTGCGATTGTGGCGCTTGCAACCCCCGCGTGCATTCCAAGCGGCTTCCGAGTAATACCGTTAGACACGATATCAGAAGTCGTCTTGATCTGCTCAGCAATGTCAATACCATAATGTGGGTCAAGAACCCGCGTCAAATGGGCAGACATTGTCGTATCAGAGCCACCAGCAATAGCGCCAACTCCCGAGTACATTGCCGCATTATAACCGAGAGTGTCATAAACGCTCGCATTCGCGGCAACCTGAACGTTATGTGCGGTAGCACCAACAACAGCAGACGAAGAATAGATGTACGCAGGAGCATTAGCGCCAGTGTTAGCATCATCACGACCATAGCGATAGCGGTTACCAGTAATGGTGACGCCGCGCTGATAGTCAATCTGAATGTGGCAAGACTGAGCCGCAGTGGTAGCAACATAAGACTCATGGCCAGGAACACTAAATGCCCAACGACCAGTAGTACCGTCACCGCCGCAACCGTTACGAGAGAAATAGTTGCCCGTAACAACATGCCCCCATGCGCCCGACTTAAGCAAAAGTCCCGCCCAACCGTTACGGTCAAACAAGTTGCCAATCAGTGTCGATTCGCCAGCCGACTTAATACCGTATGTTGCATTCCACTCAATACGGTTGCCAGTGTAGCGCCAATAGTTGCCGCTTGCATCCATTCCAGCCGTGTGACAGAACATAGCAACCGAGTGAGAAACAGTTCCGTCAGAACCGTTAAGGTAGTAGCCGATATCGCAACGACGAACAAATGTGCGATGAATCTGCGATACTGACATTGCGCGAATGCCATAAGACGAGAACCCATCAACAAAGATGTTAATAGCGTTAGCTGAACCAAGCGAGTCGCCAAGAAGAACGCCGGTGCTAACGTTGCCGGTTCCTACAGGATAAGTACCTGCGTAATATTGAACCGCATCAGCATTCTGAGCCACAACCGCAACATCACGAATAGTGCCGCGACTGTTAATGGTAACGCCAACAGTTCCACTATTCGACTTAATCATAATGCGCGACCAAGACGGAACCGCGCCCTGAGCATAGTTAGAAGAACCTTCACCGGCAAGCATTCCACCGGCAGGAATCACCAAAACGTCAGCATCAATAAGGTAGGTCTTGTTAGCACCGAGCTTGATCGACTTAATACCCGTTGCAAGAAGTGCAACAAAGGCGTCAGTATCGTCTGTTACTCCATCACCAACAGCGCCGTGAACCTCAGGCTTACCCGGCTCAATCTCAAGAATCGTTTCAAGAGCAAGCTCAGCGGCATCAGCATCAGCGCTAGCAGAAGCCGCGCTAGCCGTAGCCGAAGCCGCACTAGCAGAAGCCGAATCAGCATATCCGTTAATCAGGATAACCTGCTCATTAACAAACGTCTCAAGCTGAGTGTAAAGCTCTTCAAAGCTTTCAGTATGCTCATTCATCGCTTCAATCATCAGGTTAACCTGACGAGAGAACTCATCATAAAGCTCGGTAAAATGCTCGTTAATGTAAGGGAGGATTACGCGGTTGAGATACTTTACAAGATTCTCAAACTTCTGAACGTATGAAAGACCGTCACGATAAGTAAACGGTGTCACATTCGGTGCAGGAGAGAATCCCGGAGTGTAAGACGGAATAGCAGGAGGCATAGGAATTGTCATTTTAATAAGCCCATCTCTGGCGAGTGTAAGAATCACCGTTGTTTAGAATTAACATAAAGCAGTCTTCAATGTTTAGAAGAATCTGCGCGTCGATGTTAAGGAGGCTCGCACGGTAGCGGTTAACAAGATCAGAAGCAATGCCCTGAAAACCGGTAACAAGGTTGTCACCATTCGACTCTGTACTATTATTGGACGTAGAGTTTTGAGTTGCCTCAGCAGTTACGTCGCTATCGCTATTAGAATCAGAAGCGCCAGTAGCATAATCGCCGTTAGCGGCAAGCATGGTCTGAGGCGTTGACGATGAAACAACTCGTCCCTTAGATTCATTCTGACTATTACTAGTGTTTGTTGCTTCTCCTGTTTCTTCACCCTCCAAGGTGCTCGTACTTACACTGTGAATCCGCATAGTCTCTAGCGCGGAATAATCAATAGATTCAGTTTCGTAAATCTTGTTCCAATAAGGCATGATCTGATCCATCTTACGCCGCAGTGTAAGAAAAAACATATCAGGAGTTTCTACGCCAATTTCACGCTTGAAATATTCGTCAATGATCTTGCCGTTAAGAATGGGTCGATACGCCTCATTGAAAATCGGGTAGCTACCAAGTCCAATTGCTGAATAGTCGGGTACAATGGGGAGTTTTCCATAAGTGACACCGTTAAACTCAAAAGAGTCATATTCAATCTCGTAGTCGGAAAACTCCATGCTTGTTCCGAAGACGTTTTCAAGAACCTCTTCAAGAGACAGTGTAAAGTGACCCATTATGCCGCCTCTTTTTCTTTATCTTCGCCCTTAGGATTTTCGGCATTGCTAGCCTTATCAGCTTCCGCCGCCTGAGCATCTTCAATAGCGGCTTTTTCTTCAAAGTTAGTTCGGAAGTCAACAGATACGTCAAGACCGAACACTTTATTAATGCGCTCACATGCAAGCTGTCGCGCATTCAATGCAACATACTGCATTGTAGAAACCTGATCGTCATTAGCCCCAACTTCCGCAGAAACAAGACGTTCTTTCTTATCCTGGTTCGCATGGTTAATACCAAGAAGTCCAACAATCTCATTCCATACCCGAGTACGATAAAGGCTAAGCTTCTCATAAGCGTCAGGGTTTACGCCAAGATCAAGAGCCTCAACAAAATCCATATCCTGCATAGGGCCAGTAATCTGAATAAGCTCATCGCCCTGATCCAACGAACGCGCAACGTTAACCGCAGACAATTGCATATTCTGCGAAGTCTTAAGAATCTTAGTGCGGCGCGCATTCTTAGTGTTAATCTCAAGCGTTCTATCAAGCCAAGCAAGCCGCTGAGAATAGATCATAATAAGATCAATGTCGGGGTAGCGGAATGTGTTTGCCCAAACAGGAACACAATACTGCTTTAGCTCAGCAGAACTTCCATCATGGCGCGTAGGATCATAAGCCGCAATTGGCGTCTTATTCATAATGCCTGTAACTTCCGCCATACCTTCCTGAACACTACTTGTAAGTGTGGAAGGGCCAACAACTGTAAACGTTACAGGATTATCAAGCATGTTAACATAGCCAGCACCGGCGCCGCGAACAGCAAGAACCTTATCAAACTCTTTATCCCAATAGAAGACGCAAAGAGCAGTATAAAATAGGGTCTTTTCAAGAAACTGAGGATCGACCGAAGCAGGAAGACCCTTCCATTGAAAACGGTTTACCGCCATTTCGCTCAGATTACGCTGGTGATTAAGAGCGATAGACCGTTCACGGTTAACAGCTTGATTAGGCTGGTACTGATCGAAGTCTCCAAAAAGATGCGAACGATAAAGAGCGTCCGCCCCTCCCCCGCGCTTGTTGCTTCCCATTAGTAGCTAATCCCTCCAAGCGGGGCGTTATCCGCCGCATCAATGTTTCCAATATCCGCAGGGTTTGCCCAAACGGTAACACCCTTCTCAAAAATTCCGCGAAGCGTCTGCTTATGAGACTCCGGAATTTCAGAAGAAATGATGTAGGTTTCGTTAAGCTTCCAGTAAGTAAACTTCGTCATGGCCATGAGGGAAGCGGGCATTTGAATGAATGCCCTAATAGCATATCCATAACGAAGCCAAAATTCGCCAACAACTCTAATAGCTGACTGGTCAACCATTTTCCAGCGAAGAGAAACTTTCCAACCGCCGTTAACCATGTTGATAGATTCGCCGCCCATTTGTCCGCTAGTCGTAGGCTGAATCAAAGCGGCATCTTGAACCTTGGCGTTAATGCCAGCAATTGCGTTAGCGTAATCACCCTTTGCGGCCCAATCGGCAAGATCCTTATTAGTATCACGCACCGTTTGAGACTGCTTGTTCTGAGTAATAACCTGCTCAGCGGCAAGTCGATTACGAATAGCAAGACCCTCATCATTAGAGGCAATTCCAATACCGGCATGAATACCGGTAGCAGCAGCATTTGCCGCACCACTAATAGCAGATCCAAGAAGACCGCTAGGTGTCAAAGCCTGTCCAACGCCGTGACCAAATTGCCCACCAGCAGTAACAGCCGCTTGAGCCGCCTGAGTTCTATTAAGATTAGCAGTGTTCGCAATATCAGCGTTAACGCCGCTTCCGCTCAGACTCATCATAGCGTGCATTGCAGAAGTCTGAATATCAAACTGACCCTGAGCATTACCTAGCGCCCTTTGCTGAGTCCAATCAGCGCTAGCACCCTGATAAGCAATACCGTGAACATTCGCGGCAAGATACCCAAGCTGTCCATTGTTTACCATGGACGAGTTAGGAAAGTTTGCAATCTGAGTAACAAGATCAAGATAATCACCGTGATCGTCACCATCAACAGTTGAGCGATCCCCAGAAACAGGATAGGGCCACAAGGTTTCATCATCAATGTTACGGCGCGAATTGTAATAACGAGGAGAAAATTCAATACGCTGTCCGGGAGGAACAAGCGAAGCCCGCTCAAACACCATAGCGTTAGCATCATTCCACGCTTCCGGCTTAAGAACAAGCGGAGTTGCATTAAACGTGGTCATTTCAATAGCCGTATACGGATACGTTTTGAACTTACTAAGGTGCTGATAGCGTGAAGGAATATACCCAACATAATCGCTATGATTACGCCAATCAGCAAACATGTTATACCCAAGATTTCTAGGCATAATAGTGTCAGCCTTTTTACCAACTGAAACTTCTTCGCTATAAACAAACTCAGGATGGTAGCGGTTAATCTTAGGAATGACAGTAACAGAAATAATGCCCTGAGTTACCCAAGGATATTCACTGTACTGTGCCATGAAAGACCCAAATTGCTGAGCATCAAAAATGTAAATATCAGCGCCTTGAGCCGTACCTTGAAAAGATGTTCCAGTTGCAGACTTAAGACTAGGATTTGCCGCCGAACCGGGATCGGCTGAAAGATCAGTGGTAGCAATAACAAGAACATCGTGCGAAGGATACCGCCCACCCTCCTCCCAGGGAGTCGGAGACATAACCCATTCATCAAGAGTAGCAACAACCTGATACTCATTACCTACATCAAAGCCCTCAGGAATCGTAAGGTAGTCACGACCATAGTTATTGAAAGCGTTTGAGTTTGCAATGCCAATATGTCCGCGCTCAACATAGCAATTTCCGAACGTTACGTCATATCCGTAA